GCAGCAGAGATCATGGCAACGTGTGTCAACATGCAAGTCCCCAGTCGGTGCGATGTGGAAGTCGGACCGAGCTGGGGTGAGGCTAAGTAAAGAATGTGATACACTTCGCGCCACTATGAAAACTTCACTTCCTCGACCGATTATCTCTGGGTGTATTGTCAGCCCGGTAGACGGCCGCCCTTGGAAGGCGGAGGCCGCAGGTTCAAATCCTGCCACCCAGACCAATCATTGACCACTACGGTGTTCGTAGTGTAGTGGCAGCACGACAGTCTGTGAATCTGTCAGCGAGGGTTCGATTCCCCCGTCCACCCCAAAATAAAAGGCCCCTAAGGGCCTTTTTTATCGAATCCGCCCTTCAAGGCGGTCTGCTACCAACTTGGCGTAGCCGGCAATATCTAGCCAGTGGTCAACCACGTCAGGATTGCCGTTCACAATGCGGCCAATCTTATGAATGATCATGTCCATGGCTTCGGCCTGATCGTGCGCAAGAACCTTGTCACGGTTGTTTAAGGCCGCTTGGACGACACGTTTCAACATCTGCATGACTTCCGCGCCCTCGATAAACTTGCCGTAGTCCAAGGCCCGAGCGTCAAGGGTCTCGTCTACTTCATCAGGGAAGTCAAACATTTCAATCTCAAGCGGTGCGCTGCCGGCAGCGCCCTGCTGAGCAGGAGCAAGGGATGCCAACTGCTCAGACCTCTTGGGGAAGTTAAACCCTTCCTTCCTCATCGTGCAGCGCAATCCGTAAACGGCTTGTTTCATTAAACCAAATCGGTTCGCTATCTCGTTAACCGAGGCAGCAGGATTACTTTCCATAAACGCCCTTGCGCGTTTGGATCTTGATGGGACTTTACGTTTAGTTGCTTTCATATTGGACTTTCTTGATATTGCGATTGCTCGCGTTGGGTTGGTTTAGGAAAGAACTTTGGATCAAGTCTTGCGAATGGCCACCACGCCATCAGTTGTTCTTGACTCAAAGGTTTTTGTGGCTCTTGGGGGTGCAGCTTCTTTTGATTTGTTAAAGACTTCATAATATTTCTTAGGCATGGGTGCCTTCTTATCTAGCAGGGCGCGCAACCATTCAGCGCCGCCCAACTGGTTGAGAATCATCCACTGTCTGTCAGACATCCTCACTTGTCTTCCTAGTAGTGGCTCGGGTGGTTTTGGTCTTGGCATGTTCTTTTAAATTCCTTGTGGTTACTCGTTTGGTCCAACAGCAAGCGCATATCCACTTTGCTGCACTCATTTGTATTCCACCTTCCGGTGGCCGTTTCTCTTCGCATTTATTACAAAGTTGTAATTGATGGACATGCTGCTTGCTACCAAGCTGCAGGTGATGACTGGTAAAGCTCACTTTTTCATATTCCTTATGTAAACAGTAAAACTGTCTATTGTGTCAGGACCAAAAGCTTTCATCTTCTCAATTTCCTTGGCCACCTCTTCAAGGACCGCGTTGCGCTGCGATACCGATACAAAAATATCGTAGTAATACGGCTGACCCTCGATGTCCCGCAGGATCTGCTTGCCAAGGTTGCTGTGCTTTTCCACGTCGTTAAAAGCTTCGTCCTCTTCTCGTGTCCAATCGGTCATACCTGCTCCTTCAATGTTGGGACCCTCAACTTCAAGCCCATCTTTTCCAGTTGCTCCTCAACTTCTTTCAAGCTCTTCCTACCTAAATTAGGTAGCCCCAAAAGTTCATTCCTAGTCCACTGCTCCAATTGGCCCACCGTATGGATTTTTGCTTCTTTTAAACAGTTGCTTGTCCGCATAGAAAGCTCCAGTTCTTCAATAAATTGAGAAGACTTGCCAATGACCCGCGCCTCAAGGATCAACTGCCTTCTCTTGAGCATCTCGGTGGCAAGGATATAAGAATCCAGTGCTATGGTGTATGCGTTACGTATGCCGCCACTCACAATTGCCGCCGCCATGGCCTCCATCGCAAGTTGGTCCAGTCTGTCTTCGTTAGTCATTTGTGTCTCCATATAGTTCTCTGCATCTAAACAATGCGTAGTAAACAAGGCGGCAATCACCGCGCTGCTCAAACGTTTCAATTGCTAGGTTTTTCCATACAACCCGTTCAATCCATCTTTCTACTCGGTATAGCTCCATCAAGATTTCTTCTCCTCAATGTTGTAAAACCAATCATCTCCCGCGGACCACTTGCGTGTGCCGTCCACCGTCCACAGCCTCTGCGCTGCTTGAAAGTCAGGAAACTTCGTGTCAGCAGGGATCAAACTCTGGTCATACCAGAGGCACCGGTTGTTGGGCTGACAGGCAAACTGCCCGTTGTCCAAGGCCATAAAGTTAAAACTCTTGTGCTCCTCGGCCGTTTCTGTGAACCCCGTGTCCAAGTCCATGCCGTCAGCGCAGAAGTCCACAGTGAACAAGTACCGGCCAAAATGCCACTCCTTATCTTTGCCAAGGAACTTCACGCCAAGATTACGCAATCCAATCTTTTCAATAATCGTGAATTGATAGCCCATGCAATCCCATAACTGCAGGGTGTCAATGGGCAAATTACCGTGGTCCGCGTGCCACACATAAGCATGGATCGGCAGCTTGTCGTACAGCGCCCCGTAGTTAGGCAGCAAGGATTCAATCCTGAATACCTGACCGCGCAGCGCCTTCAGACTAACCCAGACTGCCGGCTCCAACTCGCCATGACCTTTGTGATCGTTGTACAGAAACTCACGTTTTACGAAGCACTTCAAGGGCGGCAAAGATGCGACGATATAGCTCATGCTCTCTTCTCCATCTTGCGTAATTGCGTGGTGAAAACATACTTGCACTTGATGCATTCCTTATGCTGCACATAGGCGTGTTCTGTTACCTCCTGCTGCCATTCGCTCCAGTCATGCCGGCAGCCACCAAAAAAGTGATCAAACAGCCAAACAAATCCTGCGGCACCGGCAATTAGTGCCGGCCCTAAAAGCATTAACCACAGATCACTAACAACTTCATTCATCATCGTCCTCCTTGCTTTCTTCAATTAATTGCAGCTTGACAAATTCCAATGCACCGATGACCGTGGCCATGTACAAGGTGTCGTCGTACTTGTGGATTGTTTTCATCACGTCTTCAATAAACCCATCAACAAGTTTTCCTTGGTTAAAGTTCATGTGTTCTTCTCCTTGAGTTTGGCGGGGTCTGTTGAGAATTTGCTATCGCCAGTGGCAACCCAATAGCCTTCACGATAACCTTCGTAGTGGGCGAGCCACCTGCCGTTAAGGGCATCCTCGCTCATATGGTCAACCGCGCCCCGATTCACGGCTTCAACATATGCGATCTTGCGGTTTGTGGCATACCTCGCGGCATCTTTGTGTAATAGTTCTGCGGGTGTCATTTGTTTTTGTTCTTTACCCAAGCTGAAATAAAACCGAACAAGAATGACAGCACCGCTACAAATAAAACCCCAATGGTTATATCAACTAATAGGTCGGTCATGTATTCTTCTCCTTTAGTTTGGCTTCAATCTCTGCGGCAAAAAGCATCCATAGACTGTTGGGATTACTTAATGCATGAATGAATTGTTGTTCTACTTGCATTTTGGTTGTGGGCGGTAGGTCTAACCGTGCAATAATTTCTAAAGCAAGTTCCATCGCCTCGTCCTCCATTAAACCAACCCATGTGCGCTGTGGATACAAAGGCCACACCTGACCAAGCGGTGTAAACAGAGGGCTGTCTTTGTCTGTGCTGACCGCGCCGTTAGTTGGGTCGTACCATGCTATTGGTTTCATGCTTGTCCCCTTGCTCGGATGGCGGTAGCGCATTTGTCGGCATACGAATACCCGCGCATCTTGTCCAAATCGTCACATACCTTTGCACACGCCTCACGCTCATGCTGTGCTACTAGCTTGGCAAAGCGTTCAAGTTCATTTGCGTATGCCGTTGCTTCCCAATTAACCAATCCCGCCTCTCGTGCCATGCGAACAATGTCTTCTCTGTTCATTTCGCCTCCTTTGATGCCGCTTCAATGGCACGTTCGTGCAACAAGTCATAAAGGTTTGGCTCACCCCTGAAAAAGAAGTTTGCCGCAACAATAAACAGCAGAAAAAGCATCACTTCTTTCATGCTTTCTCCTCATACTTGCTGCACTCTTCCAACCAAATAGGGTCAAAGTTCCACGGCCAATGGAACCAACCCTTCTGCGCTGCGCGCGCATTGCCCGAGATCAAAGCCTTGGGCTCCAAGCACTGGATGTGATGGGTCATGGGCAAAGGATCACGGTTCACGCACTTGTGGCAATCAGGCCGGTCCACCTGCGGTTTGTAGTCCTCAAGATTGCTCATCAAATTGGTCCTTTATCTTCTGACGATCAATCATGGCCTGCATAGGATCGGTGTCACCCATCAGCACTTCAAGCAGCAGACGATCTATTGCCTTCAAATGCTTTTCCAATGCCGCATTCTTGGTAACCATCTCACCACAAGCGGCAACATATGGCCGCAGCAGTTCCAACTCTCTTTGTTCAGTCATTTGATTGCCTCGCTTTCATCATTGCGTCTGCATAAGAATATGCAAGTGAAGCAGAATCATTCAAATCGTATGACTCCGCATCGTTCATCTCTTGGATGGCTATGGGCAGCGCCTTTGCAGCAAAGTAATCGCGCAAATCCATCCCTTGGAATGGTTCGCCCCATCCGTTAAACCCTTCGTTAGGAAATGCCGGTTCATTTGGGAATGACTTTTTATTAGTCATAATATTTCTCCTCCCTCTTCTCTTCAAAATAAGTTGCAGCATCCCTCTCCACCCGAGAAATCACATCCGGATGCAAAACCCCGCTCAAGTCCACCTGACTGTTAGGCAAGAACACCGAAACAAGAGTCCACACCTCAGGGTAGTCGGGCTCCAACTTCATCCCAGACATGGGCTCAACAGAGCCAACTTCTGCCGGCTCATACTCAAAAAAACATTTGAGGTCAAGCCCCAATTCATCACACTCATACAAGAATTCATGCATTTGTTACCCCACAAAATATATTAAAAGACAAGCCAAAACGGCAGAACCAAGGATCACGGGCCACGCAGGTGCCGGCCGGTACATCGAGCCCGTACCAAGGAGCGCTGCCTGAATGATCTCCTCAGACGATGTCATCTCAGGAGGCGGTGGTTGATACAACAAACCAATCTGCACCTTCCCAGTGTTAAACGGCGTCAAGCGCTGATTGATGCGATCAACAGATATGAAATCGTTGGCATTAGTGATCATAAGATGGT